TTTGGTTCTCCAACTATAAACTCAAAACCAAGAAATGATTTCTTAGGCAAACCACTAGATACACAAGACATGACTGTTATGAAACGATTTAATGATTCAGCAATCATGGGTTTCACAATAGTTCCCACACAACCTTTTGGTTTTAATTATCTTGGTGGTAAACTTTTGGCAGGCATTTGTTGTTCGCATCTTGCTAGAAGAACTCTTAACGAAAAATATGGTGGCCCTTTTTGCATGTTTGAAACTACATCTTTGTATGGTAGTTCCAAGTCTTCATCAATGTATGATGGCATGAAACCTTTTTTAAGATTCAAAGGTCTTACAGTATCAGACTTTGTACCATCAATTAATGATCAAAAGTATAGAGACTTAAAGGCATGGTTTGAAGATAGAAACGGAGAACCTTTAGTTGATCCACAAGCATCAAGTCTTAAACTAAAAACACAAACAAAGATGATATCTATCATAAAGAAATCTTTACAAGGTGAGTTACTAACTGAATTCAATAGAGTTTTCGAAGATGCTAAACAACTTACAGAACAGAAAAGACAATTCTTATCTACTTATGGTTATAAAAATGTAAAAGAATATCTTACATTTGAAACTGATACATTAGAGAAATCAGAGAACTATGATAAATACGAGTTTGATTCCATTGTAGAATGGTGGAAGAAACTTGCATCTAAGAGATATGATAAACTCAATAGTGAAAATAAATTGAGAACAGAACTAGAAGTTTGGAATCTAAATCCTGATAAGATAGATATTATAAGATGATCGGTTATAGAGTTGTTGAAAACCCTTTTGAAGAAAATGCCGCTATAGAAATTACTGAGGGTGAGTTCAAGGGATTGGTCTATCAATATGGCAAAGTACAATTCATAGATGGTAAACCAGAAATCAACTTTCAAAGAACACTTAGAAGACTTCCTGATGATGCCGAAAAGACAGAGGAAGAGGTTGAGAAACTACTAAATAATAGTGAATTAAATACCATTATGGGTGATATACTCATAGAGTTATTACAAAACCAAATTGAAAAGGAAAAAAATGAACAAAGAGATTCTAAAAGAACAAATAAAAAGACACGAAGGTGAAGTCTTAAAAATTTATAAAGACTCACTTGGTTATTTAACATTTGGTGTAGGGCATCTAGTTAGAGAAGATGATCCTGAGTTTGGTGAACCAGAAGGCACACCAGTTTCACAAGAGAGAGTTGATACTGTTTATGAGATTGACTTTGACAAACATGTAGATGAAACTTATCATGTTTGCGAACAACACAACATTGATTTTCTAAATCTTCCTGAAAACATTCAACATGTATTAGTTAACATGTGTTTCAATCTAGGTGCAAATAGATTGGGCAACTTTAGAAACATGTTAAAGGCATGTTCAGAGTCTAACTGGAAAGAAATGGCTGCTCAGATGCAAGACAGTAAATGGTTCGGTCAAGTTGGTCGTAGATCAGTAGAACTACAACAGATGGTTTTAGATTGTGAGTAATCCTTTACCAGAAGTAAAATGTCTATTATTAGACTCAGGCGAAATCGTCATGGGTTATTATGAGAGAGATTTAAAAGCAGGCACACATACACTATACGATTGTAAACAATGTATGATACAGATAGTTGAGGGTAACATGGAAGTGTCACTTGCAGATTTTATACCTTTTGCAAAAGAATATAACTTCACATTTAAAGATGCAAAAGTATCTACAACATTTGACGCTAAACCTCAACTAGAACAAAATTATAAAGTCGCCACAGGTAATAATGTTATGGAAAGTAGAATATTATCTGGTGGCAAAGTGAGAGGACAAAAATGAGAAATGAAATAGTAAAGTCGTTGATAGCACATGCAGATGCACATATTCAAAAACATAAGATGAATGTAGAGATTCATCTTTCAAATCCAGTGGGTGTTGCAGAACATCCTGATCATTTAGAAACAGTTGAAAAAGAACTACAAAATATCGCTCATTACGAAGATATCAAAGATGTTCTTATTAAACATTTCACACAACCACAACAAACCACATTGACAGAATCTTAGTACTGTAGTATCATTACAGTATGGATTTCTATACGAATGTCACTCGATCACGAGACAAAATACTTGCAATAGGATATCAAGGCAACAAGAAGCAAAAGTTGTCTGTATCTTATCGTCCTAAACATTTCATTCCATCTAAAAAGGGCATCACACCTTATCGTGCATTAGACGGCAGACCACTTGAACTTGTCGAACTTAACTCTATGGGTGGTGCAAGAAAGTTCAGAGAGAAGTATTCAGGTGTTGAAGGTTTTGAGATTCATGGTTATGACAGATACATCTATACATGGTTGTCTGATAAATTTCAAGGTGATATAAAATTCGATCTTAAAAAAATCAGAATTGCAACACTTGATATAGAGTGTGAATGCGAAGATGGTTTTCCAGAACCAATACTTGCCAATGAAAGAGTGAATGCAATCACAATGAAACCATTCGGCAAAGAAGCACATGTCTTTGGTATTGGTGAATGGAATCATCAACATAATATCGTTTATCATAATTGTAAAAATGAAATGGACTTACTTGTTGAGTTCATTAAGTATTGGCGAACAGAACAATTTGATGTGATAACAGGTTGGAATGTTGACGCCTTCGATATTACATATCTTTGTAATCGTATTGATAGAATACTTGGTGAAGATGAACACAAGAAACTATCGCCATGGGGAATGTCAGATGTAAGAGAATGGGTTCAATTTGGTCATCAAAAGAATATGTCTTATACACTGCACGGTATTAATGTTGTTGATTATCTTGATCTCTACAAAAAGAATACATTCACAAACCAAGAATCATATAAATTAGATCACATTTCACAAATAGAACTTGGCACTGGTAAATTAGATTACTCAGAGTATGGTTCACTTCACACACTTTATAAACAAGACTATGGTAAGTTCTTAGAATATAATCTAAAAGATGTTGTTTTGATTGAACAACTAGAAGAGAAACTTGGTTTCTTAGAGTTGATTATTGTTATGGCATATTCTGCCAAGTGTAACTACTTAGATACATTTGGTATGGTAAAGTATTGGGAAACCATTATCTACAACTTCTTAAAAGATCAAGGTATACAAACACCACCACAAAGATTAAAGACTGGCAATGATAAAAATAAACCTATTGTTGGTGCATATGTAAAAGAACCCTTAGTGGGTAAACACGATTGGGTTATGTCCTTCGACTTGAACTCACTGTATCCACACTTGATCATGCAGTTTAATATTTCACCTGAGAAGATGATAAAAGGCAATCGACAAGATGTTAATGTGGAGAGATTACTTAACAAACAATGTGATCTATCTTATCTCAAACAAAAGAATCTAACAGTTGCACCAAACGGTGTTATGTTCAAACGAGATAAACAAGGTATGTTTCCTGAACTCATGGAGAAATTCTACGAAGAGAGAAAGGAGTGGAAGAAACGAATGATTGAGTATCAGAAAGAATTGCAGACTTGTTCTGATACAAAGAGAAAGAGAGAACTTAACACTCTTATTAAAAGAGCATACAACAATCAACAAGTTCGTAAGATTGCATTGAACTCTGCTTATGGTGCCATGGCGAATCAATACTTTGCATTCTTCTCTACCGATCTTGCAGAGGCGATTACACTTTCAGGTCAGTTAGTTATCAAGTGGGCAGAAAAAACTGTAAACGATTACTTGAATGATCTTCTTAAGACAGACAATGAAGATTATGTTGTTGCAATGGACACTGATTCTGTTTATATTACAATGGATAAATTTGTTAAAAGATTTTTTCCAGAAGATGCACCAAAAGATAAAGTTATAGAGTTTCTCTCTAAGGCAGAAGTGAAGATTGAAGAGGCACTTGATAGAGGTTTTGAAGACTTAAAAGAATACACAAATGCATTTCAACAAAAGATGCAAATGGGTAGAGAAGTAATTGCAGATCGTGGCATCTGGACTGCCAAGAAAAGATATATTCTCAATGTACACGACAACGAAGGCGTAAGACTCGCAGAACCAAAACTCAAAATGATGGGCATTGAAACTGCTAAGTCTTCAACTCCACAGTGGGTTCGTAAGAAACTAGAAAAGGCACTCAAAGTTGTGATGCAAGGCACAGAACATGAATTGTGGGAGTTCGTAGAGACTGCACGAAAAGAATTTAGAAATCTTCCAGTTGAAGATATTTCATCACCACGAGGTTGTAATAATCTACAACAGTATGCAGATTCCACAACAATCTATTCTAAAGGCACACCAATTCATGTTAGAGGTTCTTTGTTGTACAATCATATGTTAAAACAAAAGAACTTAGATATGAGATATGAGGTGATTAAGAATGGTGAAAAGATTCACTTTACATATCTTACTATGCCTAATCCTATCAATGAGAATGTTATATCTTTTATCAATGTTTTGCCTGCAGAGTTTGATCTTAAAAGATATGTAGATTATGATTTACAATTTGACAAGTCTTTTGTAGAACCATTAAAGGCAATTGTTAACTTGATTAACTGGAATGTAGAACCAGTTGCATCCCTCGATTCATTTTTCGCATGACAAAACAAGAACTAATAGAATTAATAAACAATCTTCATCCCGAAGATACAACAGGAGAACTAA